GGAATGAAGGTGCATTTCTTCTGTACCGTCATTGAACTGAACCAATGTTGCTACGTGGCCAGTTGACATTGTTAAATATTCTTCTTTGTAGTCAGGTTTTGTAACTGATTGGATGTTTGTAACTTTCATTTTTCTTTCCTTTTATCTATCACGGTCAATCACCGTATAAGTAATTTACTAAAGTTTTCTTTAGTTGTCAAATCTTTTTTATTAGGACTTTCCCTAATGTTGTTTTTATGCAATATGTATAGATTTACTGGATTTTTATACATATAGATATTGATATATATAAATTATTGCTTTTTGGTGGACAAACCTAGCCCACCTAGGTTGCCTTAATAAGTTTGCTTTTCGGAGCCACTTAACCCGTCAGTCGTTCAGGAAACCGGCACTAACTTCGCCACCGGCATTTGCGCTATTACATTCCTTATCCCCCAGTAGCGCTTCTATTCTGACCGCTGGTGGTGGTGAATCCCCAATCAGAACGACAGGGACAAAAACACAAAGGGCTTTAGGGGTAGCTTTGTGCTGAAACGGCTTAAGAAATGCCTCTAATCTCATTTCCTAAACCCACAAAACCACCCCTAAAGCCCTAATCCAAGTGTTTCAGTCCTTGATAGGCAAAACTATATCACATATTTTTTAATTCAGGCCACACAATCCACCAGTTGTTTGGAAACAACGTTTTTCTAGTTACTAATCCATGGCTTTCACGTTCAATGGTCGCGGCCATTATTGTTAAATGACCGTGTGGAATTGCATTGTTATTGCGCCATTGACATACCGCTTGAACTGTTACACCGCATAACTTTGCTACTTTTGCTGGTTTGCCCAATAGGTCAATGATTTGAGCATCATTCATTTATTTTCCTTTTTTTGCTAAATATTGCTTTACTTTTACTAAAGTTTACTTTAAATTTGTAAGTACGGCAATGGTGCCGTGATTGAATAAGGAAATAAAAATGGTTGATGAATTAAGCCAGTTAATGTTGGAACATGAAGAATTCCTAGAAAAAGCTTTGGATGACATGGAATTTAGTACCGAGTATTTAACCCAAGAACAAGTTGATTGCATCCGTCAAGCTTGTGGAAAACCTCGTAATAGCCACGTTAATCCATTGTTACGTGACGTGATTAATGAATTTGGAACAATTTTTGGAAAGTGAAGAAAAAATGATAGTTGCTAAAAGAAACAGTAGCGGTACAACAGAATTTAAGATTGCCCCAGCCGGCAGTTATTTGGCACGTCTATATCGCATTATTGATATTGGCACCCAAACAACAGAATGGATGGGCAAAAAGAAGATGCAACGCAAAATCATCTGTATGTTTGAATTGCACGGTGAAGATAATGACGGCAATCCATTAACAATGGACGATGGTAAGCCATTGGTCGTTTCAAAGCGTTATACGCTATCCCTAGACGAGAAAGCCACATTGCTTAAGGATTTACAAGCATGGCGTGGCAAAGACTTTACACAAGAAGAATTAGATGGTTTTAGCCTAGAAGTATTGCTTGGTAAGTTTTGCATGGTTGCTATTACTCATAGCGAATACCAGGATAAAACTTACGCCAACATTTCTAGCATTAGCCAGGTGCCAGCCGTATTGAAAAAGCTTGGCGAGCCACAAGGTATCAATGAAGCCATGATGTTCTCTATGGACCCATGGGATAAAGAAAAGTTTGAAAAGTTGTCTGAAGGGTTGCAAAACCTGATTAAAAAATCCGCTGAATACAGAAACACTTTTGATACACCAAGTGAATCAAGTTCAGTACCCCACGAATCAGAATTGGATGATATTCCGTTCTAGAAAGGAAATGTATGAAGCCGCTTGTTAAATGTATTTTGACTGACACATATACCCTGAAAACACATCAGGAAATTGGCCACGATGAAGAACGAGAAATAATCGGCTTCAGCATTGAAGATTTGTCGAAATATACACGTGCCATCGTAAGCGAATGTGCTTGCATGGTTCGTGATTCGACTGATAGGAATTTAATCCTTCAACAACTAGGTGAATAAATGAAATGTATTGATTGTAAGTTCTATGCTGGTCAAATAAGTGACCCGTATGGCTTATGTAAACGTTACCCCATTCCACAAAACAAAACCCAGCAAGATTGGTGCGGTGAATTTAGTAACAAATTTGTTATATCGGATGTATCTAGCATAACTATTAATGCTCCAACCGGTAATGTAACGTATGACATTACAACTGACGAATTTAAACCTAAACGTGGAAGAAAACCAAAAAATGCTAGTTAAGGAACGTCAATCGGAAAGTGGCCATTGGTATGACCGGCAAGGTAATCCAGCCTATACCGTGGTCGGTAAAAATGGCAAAGAAAGAGGAACTACGCTACGTGATGCACGTTCCTTAAATCTTTGTCCTAGTGTGACTACAATTTTGGGCGTGGCCGCAAAGCCAGGTCTTGATTTGTGGAAACAACAACAAGTTTTATTAAGTGCGCTGACATTACCTAAAGGCATTGAGGAATCGGAAAACTCATGGCTTGAAAGAGTAATGTTAGATTCCAAACAAACTGGACGGATTGCCGCGGACCGCGGTACGGCTATCCATGCGACCATACAGGCGTTCTTTGAAGGTAACTTGATACCTGAAGCTATGCCAATGTGTAGGCCAGTAGAACAGGCTATTAAAGACTTCTTTGGCGAACAATTATGGTTGCCGGAATTGTCTTTTGCTCACCCTATGGGATTTGGCGGTAAATCTGATTTGATTGCTAAATCGCGGCATGATTTTGCTGGAATCGTGCTTGATGTAAAAACTAAAGAAACTACGGACATTAGCAAAGTTGATGTTTATCCCGAACACGGTATGCAATTAGCCGCTTACCGCCAGGGTTTCAATATGCCTACTGCCAGGGCCGCCAATGTATTTGTTGGTTACAAAATGGTTGATGGCGTTATTTGCTTTACTGGCGCCAAAGTTATTGAGCATGACCCAGCCGACATGGACCGTTACTGGCTAATGTTTACAAAACTGTTAGAATTTTGGCAGTTGAAAAACAATCACAAGTAACATTGGGCGAACGTGTAAAGAAACTAGTAGCCCACCTTACATGAGGGAAAGCGAGTGTTTTCATGCTTCACATACATGATTGCAAGTACCTCACCCCTATTAGGGCGTTAAGCCGCCAACGTAGGATGCAGTAATTGGGTAATTTTGCGGCTTTCTGACCCATTGATAGCAACTGCCAAATACGGCCTTGTTGCTTTTTTGCAACTAGGTATAAATCCTAGTAAAAAAGTTGTTGCATGGTAAAGATTTCTTTAGTAAATTACTAATACGGCAACGGTGCCGTGATTAGATAAAGGAATAAATCATGAAAGCAATTGACATTCAGTTAAGCAAAGTTGACCAATTGGGTATGTTAATGGCCCAAATTGCTGACTTGGAAAAACAAGCAGATGCAATCAAAAATGAACTTAAGCAACAAGAAGGCCACATTGAAGGCAATTTGTTCAAAGCTTGCGTTACCCTTTCACAACGTGCGACCGTTGACAATAAAGCCGTATTTGCTGAAGCAAATGTACCAGCAGAACTTATTGCTAAATACACAAAAACAACCGCAGTTATTACTCTTAAAGTAACTGCAAAATAATCAATGACGGGCCATTGACACTATTCGGCAACGGCTATACGAAGCGACTGTTATACAAAAAGACTTTGGCCCGTCACCCAACAAGGAAAACAAATGAAAGAATTTTTATTAGGTGGTTTATTGGGCGCGGCAATTGCCGTATTTTTAGTGGTTGTTTATGGCTTTGAAATAGGGGTGTACCATTTATGAAAGCATTTCCTTGTGGCAATGGCATGAAACCTTATGAATATGGAATGGATTTGCGTGATTATTTTGCAGCATCAGTAGCACCTACTTTGCTTCAAGGATTTACTTGGAATGAAGTTTGCAAAGATAGCGATGAAATGGCTAAAGCTTGTTATGCAATGGCTGATGCAATGATGGAAGCGAGAAAAAATGAAACGAATTGAAGAATTTAAAAAACAGTTTCCTAATGCTCCAAAAGGGGGTACGGCTCAAAAGCTTTGGGAATTAGCCTGGAATACGGCTATACATGAAGCAATTAAAAAGATTGATGATTATTCAAACGGCCATGAACCAACGGCCAGGGCTTATGCAATTAATATTACTGACGAACTTGAGGAAATATTATGAACGAACATATTTGGACGGCCGCTGGAACTGATATTACTATTCGCTGGCGTTTACTTGGCTGGGTGCCACCGTCAGAACTTCAAGAATATCGTGACAAATGGAAATACTATCAAAACCTTCCATTACGTCAATTGGACGACCACGCAAAAGAGCAATACGAACAAGTATTGCGCCGTGCTAAAGTCGCCCGTATTCGTTAATATTTACGCATATTAGGCAATGGGGCTTCCTTTTGGGATTTCCCATGTGCCTTGCTTGCTGGCAATGATTCGTGTTTTTTAAGCTTATCTTCTAAACGATGCAATTCGTTTTCAGTAGATTTTTCATGTTCACGCAAAACAATGTAATGTTCTTTTGGTGAATTACC